TCCCTCAATATTAGCACCTTCAACATATGATAAATCAAAAGCAGTCAAAGATTCGGGAATGCTTGCTGTAAGTCCTGCGTAAGTAGCGATTGCTGTTGCCATACTACGCATTGTATAAGGTATTGTTGTTGTAATGTTTGCTATTGGAGTATCGCCCATCCATCTAAGTTTATCGTAAGCGGTAATGCTTAATTGATTTGATGTTTCATCTCTATTAACTTCTGTAATAGTCATTTCTGGATAAGGTATATAAAAGTATCCACCGTTAGCCAATCTAACTCCTATTTCCAATACAACATAATTGCTTGTAGAGAAATTATATTCTCTACTTTTGTCTATAAGTTTTATATTACATTTGTTTGATATACCGAAACCGAAGAACTTGTCTTGTTCCCCGGTTCTTGTAATCTCAAAACTAATAAGTTTATCTCCTTCATTAAAAGTTTGATAAACTGTGCCATCAGCATTATAAAATGTTGCTTTGGCTTTAAATTGACGGACGCCTTTAGTTATTGCGTTCCTATAGTCGGTTGTTACTGTTCTCATAATTTACCTCCTATAGTTCTTCAAAGTCTAATGATAAGGCTTTGAACATAACCTTTCCTTGTTGAATTGTATAATATTCAACGTTATTCTTATCTATAATACAAGAGACGTTAGTTCTTAATTGTTTAGTCTTAGGATTAAGATAAGATATTTGAACGTTAAAGTTTTTTATATCGCTCAATAGGTTTTTCATAGTAGTATCATCTAAAGCGATTATTTTGACTTTAATTTTAACTTTGCTATTGATATAATCAACAACTTTATCACCAGCCGCATTTTGTTGCGCTACATATGTGCTATTGTCATCAATAGTCAAACCAGATGTAATGCTGGAATAATCGTGTGTTCCTATTTTAAAATATACCATCTTTTACCTCCTACATAACTCTTAGCCCTAACGTTCCTGTTTGAGCTGTTAATTCGTTTATTGTTTTGATGCTTGTTTGCGCAAATGTCTTACCATCTACGTTAAGGATTATTGGCGTAGCAACATCGCGGTTGCCGCTTAATCTTTCTTCAAGCATATCTAACCATTCAGTATTGTTCTCTAATGGGACTACTGCTTCTTTACCTTGCTCACCAATTAACGCTAATGTAGCAGTATCTACTACACCACCTTTTGCTAATTGTGGAGTATCAAGTTTTGAAAGTTTTTTAATATTTACACCAGGTATTAAGTTGATTGCGGAAATCGCTAAGTTAATAGCACTGATAAATCCGTTAATAATCCTTACCGCTGTTGATAACACTGCATTGATTGCTTTCTTAACAGTATTAGTGATTGCGTTTCCTACAACTTCACCCACTTTAGAGAATATGTTTTTAATCTTAGTCCATACATCACTAAAAAATGTTGTTACTTTACCAAACACTTCTTTAATCTTATCTACACCTTTTTGGAATGTTTCTTTAAAGAAGTTTCCTACTGATGCGAAGATGTCTTTAATTTCTTGCCATAATCCTTTAAATAAGTCTTTAATAGGCTTAATAACGTGTTCGTTAAACCAGTCAGCAACTTTGCCAAATAACTCTTTAACATTATCCCAAAATGAAGTTACATAACCCCATAAACCTGTGACACAATCACCCATTAGGCTGAATAGTGATAATACTACTTGCCATACACCTGCTAAGATGTCAGGTATTGCCGCGATAACGGCTTCTACAATAGCAAAGATAATATCTGGTATCATAGGGACTAATGTTTCAATTATTTGTCCTGTTGCGGCTACGATGCCTAAAACAAGCTGTATAACGCCATTTATAAGCGTTGGTAGGTTATTTAATAGCGCATTAACAATAGCCATAATTATTGTTGGTAAAGCGTCTATAATTGGTTGAATAATTGATTGGAAGTTTTCACATAATAGAATGATAATTTGTAAAATACCATCTATGATAGTTGGTAATGCTTCTGTTAAACCTTCCATTAAAGGCGGTATTAATTCAATGATTGCCGCAATAATATCTGGCAAAGCATTCTCCAACGCATTTATAATTCCAATAGAAACATCAATTATAGTTGGAATAAGTTGTGTGCTTATTTCTGTCACTACTGAGATTAACTCTGGTAATAATTCTTGAATTAAAGGTGGTATCTTTTGAGCTACCGTTTTAATTGCTGGTAATACATTGCTAATAGTTGTTTTTACGCTTTTAACAAATTTCGCAATGACTTTGTCAAAGTTTCCCATATCAGTAGCAAGTCCAGTTAAAAGATTACTCCACGCAGCTTTCATTGAGGCAGCAGAACCTTGGATAGTTGTGCTTGCTTCAAGTGCGGTTGTGCCTGTAATACCTAATTCTGTTTGAATTACGTGAATAGCACCATATACGTCATTTAAGTTACTAATGTCGTATTTAATACCGCTAATTTTCTCAGCATCGGCAAGCAATCTTTCCATTTCTTTCTTAGTGCCACCATAACCTAATTTAAGGTTATCAAGCATTGTGTAATTTTGTTTTGCGAAACCTTGGTATGCGTTTTGTATGCTTTCAATAGATGTTCCCATCTTGTTAGCATTATCACTCATATCAATTACTGCTTGATTTGCTGCGTCTGCGGCAGCGTTTGTATCTCCATCAAGGCTTTGTAATAATGAAGCACTAAATGAAGTAACTGTTTCCATATAAGCATTAGCGCTCATACCGGCAGTTTTATAAGCCTCATCCGCATACTTTTGAACTTTTTGTGATGCTTCACCGAATAAGGTATCAACACCACCAACCAATTGTTCGTAATCAGCAAATGATTTAACAGCGGCTACTGATAAACCAGCAACTGCCACTGCGGCTGCTTTTGTTGCCTTTACAAGAGTTTCACCCACTGCTTTAGCGGCAGTTTTCATTACACTACCAAACTTTTTTCCAAAACCTGAGCTTTCCTTTTCAGTATTTTTAAGTTCCTTTTGAACCTCTTGTAGTGATTTTTGGGCTTCAGCAACATTGGCTTTAATAATAATTTGTAAAGTTTCGTTCATTATTATTGCTTACCTCCTCGTTTTTGATTGTAAGCTTGAGCGAACTGTTTAAATCTTATAACAGACATTTCCATACGCGCCTGTTGTTCTCTTTCTTGTATCTCTTTGTTGTCAAATAATGTTGGATATACAGTATAGATTTCAGGGAAGCGATTATTGCCGTTAAATAAGCGCGCTACGCTACGTCCAATCATATCCGCAAGTATATAGTCGTAAGATGCTTTTTCTTGCTCCTCGCGTCTCTTTTTGCGGTTATAACTATCAACAGCACGAGTTATTTCGGCTAACGTCATATCCCAGAACTCATACTCTTTAATTCCACAATCTAATGCGACTTCTAACCATTTATAAACATAATTCGTAAATAGTTCCGGAGATGTATTATCCGCATCTCCGCCCATTAGTTTTTTGTTTCTTTTTCCTCTTGAGCTGTAGTGTCTTTCATTATTCCAGAAACTTTGAAGATTTCAATAATGTCTTTAATAAACTCAACTGGCATATGTCCATCTTCAATGTAAGCATCAAAGATATTATAAGCATCATTAAGTGTTAAGCCATGTTGAAACTTTTGTAAGCTTTGGTGTAAGATTGCCACCATAGTTGTAGTAGTTGGAATTATACTTCCATCATTTCCAAAAATTGATATAGGGTTCATTCCTATAACTTTTTCAAGAGCAACAATATCACGTGTGGATAGTCTTAATTTATAAGTTTGTTCTCCTGCTTTAAAATCGTAATACATCATAATTTATCTCTCCTTTTTTTTTAGATTTTTTATTAAAGTTGAGGGGAGAAGAGAGAATTGAACTCCCCTCTAACCCCTAAATATTTAGGTTATTAAACAGATGGTGATACACTACCCCAAGTCATATCGCTTGAAGGTTTAATTGATAAAGTGTATGTTAAAGCGGCATTTACGCCAACACCAGCTAATTTAACAGAACCTTTTCCGTTAAATGAGCAAGTTGTACCATCTGGTAAAGTTACTCTCCAAGTTACTTCTCCTAAGCTTTGTAGAGTAGTAAATTGTTCGTTTTCATATAAGAATGTGAATGCTAAGCTATCACCATAATTTTTGATACCGTCAGTATATTTATGAGCAGCATCTGCTAATGTAGTGATTTCAATAGCTTCTGTTTCCCCACCTAATTCAGGGATTTCTTGTAAATTAGTTAATTCAACGAAAGAAGAGCTGCTTCCGTTTTTATAACCTAATGTTATACCTTTTGAAATAGTTGCCATTATTTTTCCTCCTAAAACTTATTTTTACGCCTCAGGATTTACTTCGGCGTTATTGTAGTTTTCTAAAGCAAGGACTTCATAAGTCATTACTTTTTGTATCATAGTGCTTTCTTTATCAAACAACTCTGTGCTGCCGACACGTCTTAAACCTAATTCGCGTAAGGCGTCATCAACTTGAACGGCGTATGTTTGAATATCAGCAATTCTATTTGCCCATACTTTAATTTGATATTGAATTGTGCCGTATCCTACTGTATCTCCCATAGCGTAATTAGCATTGCTAATTTCCATATAAGATAAGCAGGGAACTGCCGCACCGCTTGTTAATAATAGTTCATAATGGGTAGGTAGTATTGCGTTTAAAGTACTATAAATTAGTTCATGATAATTGTTCATTATTTCTTAATACCTCCTCCAAGTATCTTAACCACCGTTTTTCGGTTTTCGTTTAAAGCCGGCCTTAAAAAAGGTTGTGGCTTTTGTCCTTTTGTTGAGTGCCAGTTTCCTTCATCGTCTTGATAAACCCAAGGAACATTTGTGCGGCCACCGCTTTCCGCAAATAGTCCAGTTCCATATTCAACATAAGGGGCATATTCAAGAGCAGTATAAACTACACCTTGAATATCTCCGCCTTCTGTTTCTACTTTACTGGCTATTGAACGTCTTAACGCACCACTATCTTTAGGTGCTTTCTTCTTTGCGGAAGCCTCAACAGCAGCACACGCTTGGCCCATTGCTTGCGTCATATTTTCATTGCTTAATAGAGTTTCTAAAGTCTTATTTAAGTGCTCTAATCCTTCTATTTTT